AGGCTTTATGATGCCGGGCACGGCGACACAGGATACGCTGGATACTTGGAAGGCTAAAATCGACGCGCAGCCAACATTGTATGGGCAGTTTAAGGCGTGCATGACGATTATGAAGGATGTTAACCATAAGGTCTTCCTCGAAAGAACAACCTACACGCAGGAGCAGCAGCAGTATCTGAGGAACTACCTTGATGGTGAATACGCGGGTATAATGAATGACCTCGAGCACCTCTTCGTGTCTCCTGAACTGGCTAACCTAAAAAAGGGTGACCAGGTTCCTGAGCTCACGCACTACCTTGATGACCCTGCTGGAGGTTTCTTTGAGAACCCCGAATGGAACGAGTATCGAGCCATGGTCTGGTGGGCGGCCAGTCGACGGGCGAAGCGCGATGCCCGCCCGCTGATCGGTGTTCCTAGAGGAGGAGAACGCTAATGCCGTACCCACCGGACGAAGAAGAGGAACGGAGATTTCTCACGCGGGAGCCAGACGCTGAGCCGGAGGATTGGTTTCGTCCCCCGCCTCCCCCTAAGCCAGGCGAGCCAGGATTCAGGTCAGGGGGAGAAATCGACCACCTTCTCGGTCGACGAGCCCGTGTCGATGCTCTAGGACGCCCTATAGATGAAACGATCCTGAGGTCGAGGGAGGAAGTCGCACGACTCTTAGCGGCGGGGGGTGGAGCATCCGCAGAGCTTACGAGGGCGGAAGCCAGACGCCACGTAAGTGAGGGGGATTTCTCCATAGGGCCGGTGGAGAAGTTTAAGCCTAAGAAGTACGACCATGATCGCTACCTACCGGAGACATGGTTCGACCATGGTTGGAACTCGTCATTCGGCCTCCCTGCTCAGGTACTATGGCGATCCCAACGGTCGGCGATGACGAATAAGATTGACTTCTGGTCAAAGGAAGGCATCCTTGACCCAGCCCTAATCCCGATAGCGGGCATGTTCTTCGACCACAAGTTCGACGTCGGCGCGGACGAGCTCACTGATCTGATGGGCGGCGAGAAGGACCACATGGGACATGTCGTCGGAACAGCGATCCTAATGGACCCGTTAACCTACATGACTGGTGGGCTGACAAGTCTGGGCAGGCTCGCGAAGGGGGCGACACACGCACGGCGGATGAAGGCTGTGTCGGACACGGCCAGGAGTTACCAAAGGGCGGGGAAGCTGAAGGCCGGGGGCAAAACCTTCGCGGACCTGATGGACTGGGCGGACAACCTCCAGGTCAAAGATTTCGCTAAGTTGCTTAAGGATTCCAGGGCTACTCTCATGGCGCAGAAGCCGAAGCGCTCTTTGAAACCGTGGACAATCTGGAAGCGGTGGCGGGAGAAGGAGAATCTCAGGGTAGCAATTAGGGAGTTCTCGAGAACAGACAAAGCTAACCACGGCCTGCGCATCACGGAGATATTGGCCCACGAAGGGAAGCGGCGTATCGGGTTTGGAATCCCATTCACTGCCTCGGAGAAGTACCTATTCTGGAAGATGCCTGCTCACTACAACAACTGGTTTAAGTTGGTTGGGACAGCTACGGCGAGGACTATCGGATCGCCGCTGATAACGCGGCCTCTGATGGCTATCCCCGGCATGGACGCGGCGATAATGAACCCGCTGCGCAACCTCAGGGGTGGCTGGAAAACGGGTGACCAGATAACAACCGTGCTCAACTTGGCGGAGGACAAGGCTGACCCCGAGATGCTGGGTCGCCTGGCTCACTGGGCTAACCGCCTAACAGGGGGTGGCGGGGTAGCGGACCGCATAGATTCCGTGGGCATTGATTCAGTTCTATCCGTCTTTGACGAAGCCCGACTGGGGGGAGCCACCATAGAGGATGCGTTCAAGGCTGCAATGAAGGACATAGCCCCCGATAACGAGAGCATCAACAAAATCTGGGGCCGGCTAACTGGCGTCAAAACGGACGAAAAGCTCCGACCAGCCATATCAGCGATCACCAATGACATGGAGGGGGGCGCTGTTGCCGCACGTAAACTCCTCGAAGACACCATGACGGCAGCCATGAAGGGGAGGGACGAAGCCCTCGAGGTCCTGTCCAACGAGAACATGCTGATCAAGCCGGACATAAGTGAGTGGGGCAAGCTGCGCGATGAGCTGAAGGCGGGCAACGAGGGGCGAAACGCATTAGCTAAGGGGCTTGCCGACTCGCTTTTTAAGATCGGCGAAAAGTCCAAGGGGTGGTTACGCCAAGCATTTAAGGTTGGGGGGGAGATGCTGCATCAGGAGCAGTCAGCCAAGGGTCTCATCATAGACCTGGCTCGCAGCCAGAATCAGGTCCACTCCCTGACCAGGCGACTCTTCGTTGGTATCCAGAAGTTAGCTGACAGCAACGAGGAGATGACCCCCGAGTTGACGACCACCTTGCTCGGGGCCTTCATGCGCATGGACATACTCCCGGATGAGCTCGCAGCCGTCAGGGAGTTGGCCTCAGCGAATCCAAAGAATAGCCTCGAGGCCCTCCGAGCGCTGGATGATCAGCTCGACCGTGGCGAGGCTATTTTCAGAACGCTTGAGGAAGTGTTTAATGCGGCAGGGATCGAGGGCGATATTCTGAAGAAACTTTCCAAGTCTTTCAACGAAGAGGTATTTACGCAGCTACCCAGACTGAACGAGCAGGAGCTCGCCGTTAAGTTCAAGGACTGGGCCCGCACCCTATCCGAGGAGGCGTTTGAGTTTACCCCTGAGCAGGCGAAGCGTATGGAGCGCTCGTACAATAAGCACACGCTTTTCTCGGGGACCCATGAAGGCCAACAGGTAGGGGCGCTAAGCGACGATGCCTTACAGGCGGAGTACAAGCGTGCAATGAAGTCAGCCCTACGTGCCACGACTGACAAGGAAGCTGCCGACATTCTCAGGCTGAATCCCGTGGTCACGGACTGGGTTAAGGCCGAGGGCATAACCGTCGAGGAGCTGCTAGAGGTTGCCCGCAGGGAGACACTCGCGCCTGCCACGCCCTCCACTACCAAGCCTGGGGTTGAGGGGTTCATGGAGGCATACCTGGAGAGTTCTAAGGTTAACCCATCAGGCGGCGATAGGTACTGGCAGGTTAAAAGAACGGTAGAGAAGAAGGCGTATGACTTCATTGTCCAGACAGATGTTAGACCCGCACGGCGAATTACCGGGGGCAAGGGCGAAGAAATCCACATCCGCAGCATTTCAACAAACGCCCCAGGGTTCGGTTCCGGCACAGAAGTAATGAACCGGATCCTAAAGATAGCAGACGAGGCAGGCGTAACTGTACACCTTGATGCTGTCCCGTTTGGCTACAAAACCCTCACAAAAACGCAGTTGATGAAGTGGTACCGCAAGTTCGGGTTCAAGGGGGTGCGGAGAACGGGGCTCATGGTCCGTGCGCCGAAGGCGGTGAAGAAAGTTAAAGGGGCCCCGAAGACACGCAGGATCAAGAGGCCGGGCGCTACTAAGACGCTCGACTCCGCCAAGTTGAGGGCCTTCCTAAACCACCTGAAGGAGAGCCGCATAGCTGTCGAGGGGTCAGAAGTAGTTGGCGACCTCTACACCATCCTTCGCGGCAAGGGCAAGACGATGGACAGCAGCTTGTTCTTGGGTGCTGATGCTACCGAGATTCCAAAGGGGCGCTATACGCAGCTCGATTGGGATAAGCTGGTAGAGACTGACGCTGCACGGCGCCACTCGTTAGAGAATGGGCTGAAGGAGGGCGACGACCTCTACGAGGTAGCCAACGTCCCCACCAAAGTGAAAAGGAATAGGCGCGTCGAGGACCCACGCCTGCTCGCTGAGCAGGTCCCCGGAGAGGAGGGTGACGTAATGAAACTCATCCTCGGTCTGGGCCAAGAGAAGGCGTTCGCGATCTCCGACGATAGGCTCTCGGAGATAGCAATCTCATGGATGTCGGCGAGGCACATGATCAAGGAGTACAAGACATTCTTGAGGCGGTCAATGAAGCTTAACGAGGGTCACCCCGAGAATGTACCCCTTCACCCTGAGTACCTTGACAAAATAGCTGCTCACATGCAGGAGATAGGGGGCAGGGCCAGGGACTTAGCCCTCCAACATCTACCCAAGGAGTTCATGAAGCTCTTCATAGATGTACAGGGGATACAGGGCACGATTTTCAACGAGTCGCGGCGCATGGGTATCTGGAAGATCGGTTCACCGATTGGGTATATAGGGCGGTACTTTAGTGAAAAGGGCCAGATGGCTATGGGCAGGCTAATTGGCGAAATTGATGGTATGTCCCCTGACATACTTACTCGCCTGGGCTCGAAGTCGCCGCACCGCTACAAGCGGAACATAACCACAATGACCATAGAGGAGATTAACGAGCAGTACAATCAGTTACATGAACTCCAGAAAGAGTTCCCTGCCCTTAAGAAGTGGTTAACCAGGGCCGACAAGATCATGAAGGACGAGGGGCTTAAGTTCAAAGGTAGTTTTTGGAGCCCTAGGTCTCAACTAAGGCCCCGAGGCGAGGGCGTCAAAAGTTTTTGGAGGGAGCGCGTAAGCACTGACCCGATACTCGGGCTGATGATGCGGCTGAGCGAGGCTTCAGGTGAGAAGTCCCTGGAGAAATACTTCGAGACGCTCTTCGACGCGACAAACAAGGTCCCCGGCGAGTCCAGCATGCTAGGTGGAAAGGTCGTGGCCATCCTCGACTCTGGAGGCAAGCCAGTTGGCGGGATTAAGTCGCTGAAATCGAAGACATTAGACAAAATGATAGAGTCAGAAGCGTGGAGAAGGGCGACTACGAGGGAGGAGATCAGCGAGGTGTCCCCGACCTACATCGTGATCTTATCTGACGATGGGGTCTACCACATTTTGGGCGCCGCGTGAGCTGGGGATACGTTGGGGGCTGCTCTTGGGGTTATGCCTTTAGGGAGGTTTGCTGACGAGGTAGAAACAGGAGTCAAGGCTACCACCGCGCAGGCATTTGTCAGGGCGAGTAACCGATCCGATCTGTTTAATAGCATGCTCGATCCCGGCCAACTTGCGGGAGAAGAGGTACTACACGGCCTAATGGGTCAACATGTACTTGCCGGACCTCAGCAAGTTATACGAGCTGCCATAGAGACAGCGGCTCAAACCTTGTCCGTCGCTCACCCCGCATTGCGGGCCTACGACAACGTGAACTACATGATCAAGGGCTTCCAGACGATCTATCGCCCAGGATTCCATGTGAGCAACCTCGCCTCTGGTGTCTTTCAGGCTTTACACGCCGGAGTAAGGCCTGATCATCTTATATCGGCTTACGTGGACACGTTAGCTATCCTCTTCGGTGACGGCGAAGCTGCACGCTTAGGGTCGATGATCACGACGGGGTTGGGTACGGGGGGCGTCAAGTTCAAGGGCAAGACGCTAAGGACGCCTTCGTTACAGTTCCTCGATGCCGTCCGCGAGCTGGGGCCACTGACTGACGACATTCAAATAAACGATTTCCTAAGGGCAAACCTACACAAGATACCGTCAGCCGAAATACAACTGGGTGGCGGGAGGACGGTCTCGTGGTTCGACTTCGCCCGCGCCGCCAATGCGGGGCACCTCTACGGTACTTACTCCGCCGCATTGAGGACAGGGTCGGCCACGGTCTCGACCAGTCTGCTGAGGGCTAAGGTCCTGGCCTTAGCTGGCGAGGGTTCACGGATCGGTCGTTGGGTCACGAAGACGGTTGACAAGGGTAACCGCATCGCGGAGGTCTCCGAGTTCGTGAACCGGACGGCCACGGCCATTGGTCTGCTGCGGTCGGGCCACTCATTAGAGATGGCCGTAGACCTCACGCGGGGGGCGCACGTACCCTATGAGCAACTCACGATTGCGGAGCGGGCTCTCGCCAAGCGGTCCATCGGGTTCTACACATTCGCCAGACATTACACACCTTGGGCGTGGACGAAGTTCATGGAGGACCCAGCCAAGCTGTCTGTCCTCGCGCACTCCATCATGGATAATAAGAAGTACGTCGATGTGAGCGGCGACAAGCCTACAGGTGTCCTGGGCGAAAAGAGGTACAACATCGCGAGGATGAATGCAAACATTGAGGCCATGATGTTACCCCAGGCGTTCGCTGAGCGTTTCCCCAAAGCGATTGTCGACACGACAAGCGGCGACGAGTTCTCGACCTCCCTATTACGCGACGAGCCTTCAGCCTCTGGGTTACTGTCTCTCGGAGGCATCGCAGGTATCGTCACGGGCGGGGCGGAGCTGTTCCCTACAGGTAGCAGGCTTCAGCAAAAGAAGGGTTGGACACAGCATGCGCGAGACGCCACCTGGCCCATCAAGATAGCGTTTCAGCTTGCTGGGCTGAAGCCAAGCAGGGAGGATCTTTCGCCCTACGTGGACTACACGCCCATAGAGGCCATCCTGGCTGACACCGATTACGGGCTGGGCATCCGCAAGGTACGTCCGGGAGATGAACTGCTTCGTGCGCGAGCCCGGTACAAAGGTTTGGAGAGAAAGATTAAACTACGTCACGAGGCGACTGATGACAAGGAGGTTAAGGCGGATCTGGAGGGCTACCTACTAAAGCTCCAAGCCGAGCTTACACGTTTAGAAAAAATAGCCAAGTTGCAGGGTTATGGCGTCGCAACAGCGAAGAGGTTGAACTTCTAATGGGATCAGACGAAGGAGAATTCCGGGGGGCTACCCGCGCCGAGATCAGGTTCATCAAGGAACAGCTCTCGAGTCTAAGGTTGGACCTCAAAGAGATAAGCTCAGCTCTCGCTGACCTACGTGACTTTCGGACCAAGGTCTTAGCGTATGCCGGCCTGATGGCTGCCGCAGCCACGCTATGTATACAGTTCCTAATGGATCGACTCAACGGAGGCGGATGATGCCCCACGCAGACATAGGTATAATAGCGCGAATCGTACAATGGTTCAGTGGCGAAGAGCCTGGCGATCCGCCGAGGCGTAAGAAGGCCAGTGTGACTGAGGTGATGGAGCGAGCTGCCCAGGCAGAAGAACGGCTACTCACTGTTGAGCAGGCCACCATGTCCATGACTGTCGGCGACCTGCCCGAGGATGAACGGGCCAGATACGAGGCGGATGACGACGATGAGGATTGGTTCTAACGGAGAGGCGCGATGCTAATTGCAGATGGACTTGACGATGCGCTGATCGGGATAGGGCGGAGGTGCGGTCAGCCTGACCTCGCAGTCTACTCAACTGAGAAATGCATCCAGATCCTCGTTGAGCGGGACGGTATGGATGAGGACGAAGCACGAGAGTACCTGGAGTTCAACACCTTCGGCGCCTGGGTTGACGGGGAGACGCCCGTCTGGGTCGAGCTGATGGGAGTTCAGGAACTGAAGGACACTATCGGGGATAGCGAGGGGGATAAATGTTTGGATCAATAGTCAAAGCTATCTTGGACTTCATATGGGGGATTCTCCGTGCAGACACTAAAGCGAAAACAGTTAAGCCTTCTCCTCCTCTCACTCGCGATTGGGCTAGGAAGCGGCTGTGGAACTATCGGAACGACGGAAGTGGTCCTCGTCCCGACGACCGTTGATGTTGACGGTGTCCCCTACACGATTGTACGCTTGGGTGAAGACATCAAAGCGAGGGTTTATGTAGAAGATGGGGCAGGTGGTTTCCTGCTCAGCGTCAACCGAGTTTTTATCAGTGCGGGTTGGCTTTTAATTCCGCCCCCGCCACCGAAGGGAGATGACAGATGAAGCCAGGATGGAAAACTACGGAGTGGGCCATGACGGCCCTTTGTATGGTTGTTGGCCTGCTGATTTCAGCGGGGATTTTCGATGAAACGGGGATGGTTATGAAGGCTCTTGGACTTGCTGCTGCGGCTTTGACCAGCGCGGGCTATTCAGTCTCGCGGGGTCTGGCCAAGCGTGGATGACATTGACTGGGCTTACTTTGCGGGGCTTCTTGATGCTGACGGCTGCATCTCCATATCACGCTACCGCAGCAGCCAAGGTCGTGTCTACCACATGCTCAGGGTCGTACTTACCAACGGTGACAAACCAACGGTCGACCGCCTCGGCCTCGAGCTCGGAGGATCGGTCTATATAGGCAACAGGAACAGCCCCGCGCATCATGTCACAGTGTGGAATTGGTCGGTGTCGGGCCGTAAGGCCATTGATGTACTGCGCCAATGCCTGAAGCACCTACGCATTAAGAAGCTAAGGGCCCAGGTAGCTATTGAATATGGGAAGACGATGACCGGTGGAGTGTTAAGTAAGGCTACTATCAAGCAGCGCGAGAAGTTGTATAAGAGGATGAAGGTCCTGAACCAGAGGGGGAGGCACCGCTAATGATTGTACTGGGAGTTGATCCGGGTTACCGCAACCTCGGCCTGAGCATCGTCGAAATCTCGGGCGATGGCAAGAAGGCCAAGGTGCTCTACTCGAAGAACGTCTCGGTAGGTAAGGCGACAGCCCCGATGATGTTCACGAAGTTCCTCTGGCCGAGGCTCGTTGCGCTCCACAAGGAGTACGGCATCGAGGCGGTAGCCAGTGAGACTCCCCCATTCATCATGGGGCAGATCAAGACGACGGCATTCCTCTGGGCCGTGGGCTCAATCGTTGTTGCCTGGGCGCATAACGAGGGGGTACCGTTCAAACACGCATCACCCATCTCGCTGAAGAGGGGCGTTTGTCGTGCGTTAGAGTTACCCTGGGATCGCAAGTTTATCCCCAAGAAGAAGGATGTGAAGGCGGCAGTTCGACGAATTACTGGGGACTGCGGCTCGACCTCCCACGAGGACGACGCCACTCTGGCCGCCATTCTCATGTTCAGTGAGGTTATCCCCCGATGAGTAAAGTGTTGCACATGGCGAACAGGGCGAGTAGGGTAGGGTATGCAGGGGTAGTGATCTCTGACTTCGAGGTCAGGGCGCTCCCCGTAGCGGAGCTGTGGGCTCCGGTCAGTATCGTACCGTCGTTCATGCAGCAGGTAAGGGACTCCATCATGGAGGAGGGACTTCTCAATCCTATCATCGTTGTCCGCGCACCGAGGGAAGACGTCATCCGCCACTTCAGAGCGGTCAAGGCGGGCCTCCCGGAGGGCGCGAAGGATGCGCTACCGAAGGGCCTACCTGAAGAGGAGGTGATCAATACTATCTGGGGAGGCAGCAACCGCCTGGCCGCCGTCAAGGAACTGGGTTACACCGAGGTCGACTGCCTGATCGTGCACGATTTCTTCATTGCCACAGCCATCCAGACGGCCCAACGTAACTCCTACGGCGAGGAGCCCAATGCAGCCCATGAGTAAAAAGGTCAGTAAGGCGCCACCACTTCGCGCCTTACCCACAGTCAACGAGATGGCTGAACAGCGCTTCGGCAAGGTTGAGGGCCTCGCCATCGTTGAGCAGACGACGATGCAGTTAGCGCGGCACTACGCTAAACGCTTCGACCTTGACCCCGACGACCCGGAGGTGACGCTCATAACCACGGCCCTGGCATTCACCCGTCACAAGGAGTTCACCCTGCTCGTTGAGGTAGAGCGTGACCTCTACACCAGGGTCGCGACTTCGCCCGAAGCCCTGAGCTACGGCCAGGTGCTCTTCAACGTGACCAAGACGGGCGCTTACCGAGACATACATCGAGAGGTTGACCGCCTGCACCTCAGAGCCGGTCGCTACATTGAAGAGCTGCGCTTCATCGCCGATGTCTCAGGAAAGTAAGCCCACACCCCGTGCTTACCGCTGCATCATGTGTGGGGTCAAGCTCCCTGTGCGTATAGCGGGGACCCGCAAGCCTTGCCCAAGGTGTCTCTACCCATTCCCCCACGGTCGGGCGGAGGGGCGACGCGACCTCGGCTAAAGAAAAGTGGCGGACCGCGTTATCTCACGATCCACCACACCGAGATGTTCTCAGGTAAGGGGCCCCCTCAATGCCCCTCATTCAGCGCCTTCGTCTGATCGATCAAACATGATGGCGAGCGCTGCCAGAGCTATACGTAGGAGATCATTGCTGGGCAATTTCCCCATCTCCTCTAACAGGAAGAGCTCCTCCTGGGGCTCAGGTTCCGTCCCCATCTCGGGTTGGGGTTTCTCGGCAAATGTCTCGGAAGGCGCAGTAGCCTGGCCGTCCTCCTCGTCCGCATTGGAAGTAGGCGTCTGATCCATGTCGTGTTAGGAACTCCTCTCCGGGATCGGAACCATCTTCGGCCATTTCGATGGCCAGCTTGACCCGCGCCAACTCACTCTTCAACGCTTCCGCTGAGATGTGTCGGGGCAGGAGGGGCTTGGTCAGGGAATCCCGGTTGATCCCTGCCACGATGGCCCCACTGTCGATGACGCCGAGGGCGTCGGTATAAACTGCGATCTGGGCAAGGTAGCCGAAGGCGTCGGGGTCTTCTCCCCATACGGTTTTGCCGTGCTTGCGGTAGGTGTAGCTACCCATTGTTTTAAAGTCCACCAGCATAACATTTACCTGACGCGGGATGTACTTCGCCTTGACTGCTGGATCAGTGCAGGTCACGAGCATGTCAACGTGCCCGGCCTGATTGTACTTTGTCGCGTCCTTCGGCCACCACGGCGCAAGGTTTACATGCTTCTCGACCTCGACGAGGAACCCTTCAGGCATTGCCGAGAGGACAGCGGCGTAGGATAGCTCATGGAGCAGGTGCCCCACCGCGAAGGTGCTCCCGATGTGATCGGGCATCCCCCCGGAATCTTCGCCCTGGACAGAGAAGTAGGTCTGCCTCGCGCAGGCCAGGAATGCGGAGGGTCGGATTGTGCTCGCCTCGTTGCGGCGGGTAAAAACTTCCTTGATGGATTCGTTAGCGAGGTCGGCGCGGGTAGCCACGATGTCCTTGTCGATGTTCTGGACGGACATGCCGTGCATCCACACGGCGCTCAGGAAGCGTGACCAGTCGGCGTAGGGCTTGTCAGGTACGGGTAATCTACTCATTGGAATTGTCCTTTATTTCAATACATTCAGCGATCTCTTCCGGCGGCTGATCTACGGCGATGGCCTTATCGGAGTTAAGGAGGAATATCATTGACCCTCCTTGTTTGAAATTGGGCACCACTGAGACGATGTTGTCAACATTGACGAGCCTCCCGCCACTCTCTTCGCTGAAGAGGTAAAGGAAGCTCTTTCGTCCCATCTCGATGATGCGGGTGTCGAACTTGGCCGGCAAGTTGATCTCCTTAAGGGTAAAAGGTGGGTGCCCACTGGGAATAGTGGGTGGATTGGTGGGCACCCGCCGACGCTCAGGGTTTTGCCGTCCCTGGGAGTGATAGCGTCGGTTAAACGGCTGGCGTGAATCGGAACTCAGCCCACTCCCCGAAGTCTCCCTCTTCGTGGAACACGCTGATGTTGATCGTCTCACCGATGAGATCCCGTGGAGTCTTGCTCACGGCGACAGACTTGTCAGGCCACACTGCTTTGAGCAGCTTGGTGTAAGTAGCGCGGGCATTGAGCGGGCGCTTATAGTTGATCCATGTCGAGAGATCACCATCGAAGGTGGGGCACTCGAAGCTGACGAGGAAGCGGGCTTCAACGCCCTTCTCCTTGGCCTTGTCATGGGGCTCGAAGGCACGGACATCGGTGATGAGGGTGTCGGGGTATGTCCCCTCGGGAGTCATTGGACGCTTGCCCTCGTACTCGGCTTCAGTGATGCCGTCATTGAGGATTGCGTCTGCGTCAAACTCAGTCATTATCATTCTCCATTTTTGGACCTCTGTCGAGGTTCTGCAAAAGTGCAAGTAAGTCGAGGCCGTGGTCTGCCGCCAATGGCTTGGCTCTAAGCAATTTCTCCACGGTCCCAGCGAGGGCCTCACGGTCCCTCGGTGGACGGTCGCCCATTTCCGCAAGTGCGTCACGCACTCGTCGGTCAATGAGATTAGCTATTGATTCTTCGTTGTTAGACATCGCCCCATGTTTCTCCAGTTGTTACCGAAGCGGGAAATTTGACATCCGAGAATACACCAGTATATGCGGAGTTGGCAGCAGTCTCCATAGTTTCCCTGAGTTTTTCTGCCTCACTCTCGGACCTCCCACTGATGAGTATCTCGTCATGCACCGAGAGCAGCGGCGATAAGTAGCTCTCGTCAACTGCCACCAACGCATGGCGCATGAGCTCAGCGGCTGAGCCTTGGACAATGACGCTGATGGATGGTCGAGTGGCCTCTGCCTGGGTGAAGATGCGCGTCCTCCCCGCCACTGTCCGGGCAAGGCAGAACGTCTCGGCATCACGCCACACACCCTCCATCCACTCGTGCAACTGGGCGAGGTTCCGCTTGTACTCCCCGAGGAAGCTCCGGGCTTCGGGTGTCGATGACTTCAGCTCGACGGCCAGGCGCTTGGCGCCCATACCGTTCAGTATCCCGAAGTTGACAGCCTTAGCCCTGAACCGCTCCTCGGGCGTTATCTTGTCTACGGCCTTGCCCAACATCTTAGCCGCTACCTCAGTGTGGGGGCAGCGCCCGGCGGCGAACGCCTCCAACAGTGTGGGTTCTTGGGCAAGGGCTGCTGCTACCCGCAGCTCTATCTGACTGAAGTCGCAGGCTGTCACCCCGTTGTTATAGGGAGAGGTCAAGCAGCCCCGGATGGCCTTGCCCAGCGGCCCCCGCTTCGGGATCTGCTGAAGATTGGGGGAGTCGCAACTGAATCTCCCCGTGGCAGTCCGAGTCGTGTTAGTCCTCGGGTAGAGGATGCCGTTCTGGGCCAGCTTGGGGAGCGGCTCAATGAAACTGTTGCGTAGCTTGATGAGCTTGCGCCACCCCAGGAGGGTGCCGGCCATCTCGTCGCCGTCGTCAACGAGCCCCTGAAGGACCAGCTTCGACGTACTCGGCTTGCCCGTCGCGGTATGGGGCAGCTTCCGGCCCTTCGAGATCAACCAATCTGCGACGTTGCGCGTAGAGTTCAGGTTGCCGTCGAGTCCGTAGGCGTAGAGCAGGTCCTCCTTCTCACCGATGCGCGTATCAATGCTGTCACGGACGGCACCGAGGCGGTCGGTCAGCAGACGCATACCCCTGCACTCCATCCCGTAGACAGCTTGGTCGACGCGGTAATCGAACGCGGCGAGGTCCATTCGGAGCGCCTTGTACATTCGGGCAGTGATCCAGCAGTCGTCGGCAAGGTAAGCGCAGAGCTCGTCCTTCGGGACATCGAGGATGCGGCCCTTCTTCAGGAGATCCGGGGTAGGGATCTTCGGCCAGCCGTGGACTCGAGCAATGTGATCCATGCTGCGGCGCCCCGTAGTGTTGGTGTAGTAGGCGGCAGACATCGTGTCCTCCCACGGCATCTGGGGGTTCAGGCCCAGTGCGTGGAGGTCGAAGCGCAGGTTGTGCCCGATGAGTCGGATACCCTCCAGCTCCTCCCTTAGATCCCACTCCTCAAACTCTTCGCGGGTGACGATGAAGACATGCCTGGAGTCGAGGGGCATCAACCCGATGTAGTAGGCCCGGTGCGGTGCGGCGTGACCCTGAACCTCCAACCCATTCGTCTCGGTGTCCATGACCCACTTACGCTTGGCATCCCTTTGCAGTATACCCAACATGATCTCTCTATCTGGGCGGTGTATCTCGATGTTCATAGTGTAACCTTAACTCCAATGAGGGGTATGCGATGCTTCCCGTGCTTGCTTAACACGCCGGTCTTACTTAATTCGGTGGCGCCCTCGTAGGTGGCTTCGCTGTCAGGGTATAATTGCACCCTAACGACGCGCTGGCCCTTGTTATGGAGGAAGGCGGCTCTGACTATTGAGTCCGAGTGAAATGGTTTGGACACCGCCCAACCATCGGCGCCCTGCTTAATGTTAACGGGGAAGGGTTTCCATGTCAGCCCCCGTAGCCATTGCTCCTCGAGTTCGTCATACGTCTCGATGGTATCTTCGGGCTTACTTGTCGTCAGACGGAGGTAATCGAGCGGTGCAAGAAGGGCAATGTAACCTCGGCGGCGGTGCAGGCAGGCGGCGAAGTAGGCGCGACCCGCCCTGCGGTGACTCGATGGTACGAGCTGTTGCAGGCCGGCACTGTACATCTCTGTGCTGCGCGGTGGGTGGAAGCGGACGCGGTTAGCTACGTTCATCAGTTGCTTCTTCAGTTTTTCGAGATGGAAGTTCATAGGGGGAGCCTCGCTTTCAGTGTTCGGGGGAGGTAGACGCGGCGCCTTGCGCGGGTCAACATGACGTAGAGCAGACGGAGCGTCTCGGGGGTTCGATCCTCGAAGCGATGAATGGCTACTCTGGACCAGGGGAGGATGTAGACCTCATCGGCCTCGGCACCCTTCGCTGCGTGGCCGGTGGAGAGTACGAGTTCGTCGTCAGCCGCTGCGATATTGGGGACCACGCCGGTACGGGAGAGCCCCCAGTTCTGGAAGGCGTTGGCAACGGTACGGCGCGAGTAACCGAGGACGAGGCCACGAGGGGGGCGCTCTCGGGTGTCCCAAGTCAACAGCTCGGTCGAGTGGTCGGCCCTGAACGTACCTGCCGGGCGGTTATAGTAACTGTGCAGGACACGGGCGGCGGCGGAGGCCACGGGATCACCCACTCGGTATCCCTTGTTCATAACGCGGCGCTCGTCGGCGAGTGACCAGAGCGGGGGGAGCGCATCGCCGAGTATGCCCTTGGCGTTTCCGAAGATGCACTGGCCTGGGTCGCCGTAGCAAGTCACTTCGCCATCAGCTCGGACGAGGGCAACGGCTGCGCGGAGCTCGACCCAGCTAAGGTCCTGCGCCTCATCGACCGAGAGATTGTCGAGCAGCTCCTTCTCGGGGACGGGGGCGCCAGCCTCGAGCCATCGGGCGAGTGGGAGGACAAACTTCAGCGGCCCCTTGGCCTGCTCGGAGCTAAGGTCGAAGGGTGGGGGACCGCCCGACCAGGCGTGGAGGTGCTGGGCCATCGTGTCCTGTCGGGTCAGCTTCCGGTTGCTGGGCGCATCGTTGACGTACTGAAGCAGGGCAGGGTCGAGTTGGTGGCGTATGCGTCGGAGCGAGTATGCCTGATTGCCCGAGACGTTGTAGGATTTACTGCCCTGAACGAAGGGCTTGACGTAGGGCCAGGTCAGCGAATAGACCGTGCCTGCGGTTATGTGGGGGGCACGTTTGCGGAGGACGGCAGCGGCGTCGTTGGTATAAGTTATGACAGTTGTGAATGCGTCGGAGTGCTCGATGATTGTCCTTGTCTTGCCCGTTCCGGGGGGACCGTCAACCGCTATGACCTTGGGCTTGCTCATTCGTCGGTCCCCTTTCTCTGCACAAATTGCTCGTACTGAGCTCCGATGTACTCTTGCGTCTCGGTCTGTAATTGGTGGATGGGGCAGGCCCAGACCTTCTGGCCTGAGCGCATACCTACGAGTGTCTTCTGAAGCAGGTACTTCTTGACGAGTTTCTTGGCCTTGGGGATGTCGCCAAGCTGCGTGAGAAGAGTCTCCTGAAGCAGCAGCGGCATGACCAAGGTGGGCGCCTGCCCCTCCGTTAGCGGCCAGACGATGAAGGCGGTTGCTGTTCCGAGTGGGCGGCGCTCCGTCCATGCCTCCAAGAACAGTAAATCCCCAGCGGCGATCCGACTCCACTCCTCAAGCAGCTCCCAGAAGCGTTCCTCCGGCGGGATGCCCAGTTGATCGACGGCCTTCTCGGTCGAGAGCATGTACTCGAGGACGCGGGCCCACCCAGCCTGAATGAAGAGCGGTGATCGCGCAACGGTGTCGAGGCTGGCCGACGCCAGGCGGGTGAGTGTGGGGAGGATGTCGCGGAGGTCGCGGAGTCGGGTAATCTTGGTGGCCTCATGCCTACGCTTGGCCGAGCCGCCGAACCCCAGCATCCACTCCTTAGTCTTCCCTGTACTGTCTCTAATCTCAACCATCCAAGGCACGCCGGAGAAGATACCCTCGCACTCTGCCTTGATGTCGGATACTGAGGGGTGCTTCTCCTTGCTCTGGTACTTCTCGGCGTTCTGGCTGCCGGTCGACCACCCGGAGTTGATGGCTACCCTGAACTCGGCCTCGCCGAAGTTGTGTCCAAGGAGTGGGCAGAGCGCGTCCCATGCCTCGGCGATGATCTTGGGCGTGATCTTGGCTGACGGGTGGAGCCGCCCGATAATCTGGCCCACCTGGGCTACCGTGACGTTCCGCTCGCCCTCGCTGATGTCCTCGATGCGGGAGAGCAGGGATAGGAAGTGTCCCACCTCGGTCGGCTGGGAGCCGGTGGGTGGGCCGGCCTTGCCCTGATCGCGCCGCGCAACGAGGCGGGCCATGAGGTCGGGGGGCGGGGTCGGTAAGCAGGCAGGGTCGGGGTCACCCTGAAGGACACTGTACTTCGCCGGCTTCCCATTCTTGTTGGTGGCGAGGGAGCCCGGGAGCATGATGAGGCGCCGTGCGCGGCTGGATACCCTAACCTCGCCGGTCACGCCGTCGCCGAAGTCGAAGGTGGCCGGGAGCCGCTCGGCATCAACCTCATCGGGGAGCCTGAACCAGATGTGGAAGCCGCCTGACGGGGAGCCGACAACAAAAAGCGCAGGGTCGGGCGGGTTGCGGGGGCAGATGGATGGCCAGAGCGCGTCGAACTCCATCGAGTATACGTCGAGGTCAAGGATGAGGAGCCGGGTCGGGTCGTCTGGCTGGGGGCAGAGCGCGGCGCCCGTGACCCCCTTCTCGTGGAGGAGGTGGGCGTGGAGCAGGGCGCGGTCCCCATCTTTGATGAAGACATCCCACGCCTGGCCACCGAGCGGTGACGGGAACTTCTGGCGGGCCTTCGTCGGGAAGACCCAGTAGCCCGACTCCGAGAGGTTAGTCCAATCTGACATTACTGAAATCTCCTGAATGTGTCTCCCCGACGATGACGCGCCAGCATTTGGCCAGCGCGATTCCCCAGCACTCGTCGTGGTCGGCGCGGCTGGACTCCCAGGCGATGACATGAGCCCACTCGTGCGCCAGAATTAGGTAGATGGCTTCGGGGCAGCGCTCCGCAACATCTTTGTGGATGCGTATGAGGTAGTGCCCCTTGCGCTGGGTGCAGTCGCCCAAGCAATCGTCGGGGACAGCTCTCGAGATGGATACCCGGACTGCCCGCCCGTCGAGGGGCGAGGCCAGGAGCCTCAACGCCTTGACCGTCGCCCGGAACTTGCGGAGCGCCTGCTTCTCTAATCGTCGGCTGATAGCTCCCCCTCTTCGATGGCGTTAATCAGCGCGGAGCGCGGGTCAACCAGTTCGCGGCCTGACAGATAGGCCAGGGCTAGACGGATTACCCCGCTAACCGAGGTCTCCAGAACGAATGCGTACTGATGCACCTCGGCCAGTTCGTCGGACGTCATCCGTACTTCCACCCTTCGGTCCCTTCTTTGACCCATTGAATTGCCTCCATTTCCTATTAGGCACCATTCGACCTATTCAGCGCTCGTAACGCTATGCGCTACGCCACCTTACGTCAAAAGCGCGTAAAAAACTAAATTGACCAGCCAAAATAACGCCGCCGGGCCGTCAAACCCAGCGGCGAAAAACTAAAAAAAACTGCCTTTTGGCCTAAGCCGTTCTCCGCTTGGCGCTTAGACCATTTGAATACGTCGAAAGGTTGCTAATACAATCGGCGCCGCCGGCCCCAGTAGTCATCCTCCTGCTGTCGCTCCTCGCGGCGCTCCGCCAGGCTCGGGTTATTCCACGACGGCTGGGTCCGGCACTGCGGGCAGTAGCGATTGGCCCGCTTGCCGTCGGGGCAGACGTAGGCCGAGCAGCAGGCGCCGCACCGCTCGCTGTCGGTCGCGCAGCTCTTGCCCTCGTCGGCCTCGGCCAGCGCGTCGATGGTGTCGATTAGCCCCGACAGGGCGCCCTCGACGAGGCTGAACTCGTGCGAGTGCGGCGGCAGGGCCTCGAGTATCTTGAAAAGCTGGCCTTGCTCTGCTTTCAGCGCCGCGATTACTTCGGCGAGTGGGTCACTCATGGCTTTACTCTCTCGAAGAATGCCAGAGTCTTTGCCTGGTTGTCAGGGTCGAGCTGGCACCAGAACAGGGTAGCGTCGCGGTCCTCCCATTGGGCGCGGTAGCGCGGGTCGACACCGGGGAACAGGTGGTCTATCAACTCGCACTTATAGTTGAGCATCCCCCGCAGGAACGCGCCAATGAGCGCGGCAGGGTCGGTCGGGGTCGGGGTCGGTGTCGGGAGGGTGGCGTAGGTGTCGGTCAGGCCGTCGATGAGGGCGGTTAGGCGCCTCTGCTCATCTATCAGGGCATCTATTGAACTGTTAAGCTCTCGAGTCAGGGTCGGCAGGTCGCTCATTTGACATCCCTCCGGTTCGGGTTGGCGCTCCAGTTAATAAAGCAGGCGGCGGCGGTTCCGTCAACCAGGCACAGGGTCCGGTCGGTGGTGATGAAGTCGAGGTGATTAGCTACCGCCTCGTCGGCCGTCTGGCGTTTCTCCTCGTCGGTCAGGTCGTCGTAGCCTTTCAACGTCTCTTTATCGTTGGTCATGGTATGTACTTCCTTATAAATGAAATGAAATGGAATGGCGGTGGGCATCTCACCCATCCGGGCGCCTGTTCTGGGCGGCGCCTGGCCCATCGGTTTTAGAGCCTGCCCAAGGTTACGCCGTTCTCGTCGGTAACTTCGACGAACGAGAAGCCGTCACCCTTTGGGTCATGGATTGCTGTATAGGTCCATTCGTCGTCGGCGTCAGCGTTAAGGTGTGCCGCTAATGCGTCCGCTCGGGCTGCGGTTAGCAGGGTCGCCGGATGGTTAATGGTTGCGCTCATGCTTGCAGGCTTTCGTGCTTCGCTTCGAGTTCGGCGTAGGTCGAATGCGCCCAGATTTCTACAGCCAGTGACAGCAGGTGACAGGCCATACCGGCCCAGGACATCGGCACCAGGTCGGCGCCGTCGATGGTATAACCAGCAACGTCTATGTATTGAAGCACGTCGTCGCCGTGTTCGTTCATTGTTTGCAGGGCCTGCCAGTAGGTAACGGCAGGCATGTAGGCGCCGCTCTCGCAGCCGCCCTGAACTATCGCGGCAATATCGTTACCGTTAGCGTATTCAGGGTCGATCCATGCGGGAATCTCGGCAGGGTCGGGGTTGATTTCGTCTTCCCATAGTGCCGTGTCATAATCGCTGTCCATTGGAATATCCTCCTTAAAAAATGAAATGAAATAAGCCGACGCAGGGAGTATAACCTACGCCGGCGACAATTTACAGGGCCGCCTTTTCTTGCTTCTCATGAGATAGCACGGCACCCTCTACGGCTTCTTCGATCCAGTCCAGAATTAACCCGCTTACCACCGGCTCACCTTGTCCATCCTCACAGAAGCAATCGTGAGGTTCTGTCGAGCCGAAGACGTGTACCCCGACATGCGTAACCAGGGGGCATAGGCGAGAAGTCACCACGTCGATATTGTTTCTTTCGTTGCTCATTGCTCGATACTCCTATTCAATTCTGCCAGGCAATTGTCACGGGCGTCGTTACTTGTGGCGCCTTCGCCGGTGTACCGTACCGGCACCGCCAAGGCGCCGGAAACCATCTTGCGCGGAGCGCCGGCGCATATCCATGCAACCCATGCCCCCGAATCAGGGTCGGCCTGTGCGTGGATTTGGCGATAGTTTCCGCCGGCGTCGATTACCGAATACATTTTGCGGCAAGTCATTTGTTCGAATCCTTTCTATGTGTGATTGATAGCCTAATACCGTGCCAGGCGCCAATCTCATGCTCGAGATTGTGTCGGTGTATGGCGTCGCGTTGTGCGTCTTCCGGCGTCGCGCCACGTCCGAGGACGCCACTATCTAACGCCGGATGGTAGGCGCTGAAGCCACTAGGGAATGGCTCTCCTCTATGGTAGTGGTCGATGGTTTCTCTTATGTCCCATTTAGGACAATCGTTTGCTATTTGTTTGGTATTGCTCACGTCTGATCCCTTTCGTTGCACCGGGCACGCGTCGCGCTACCGGCAAGTATCATCATTGCAATGGCGGAGGCGCCGACCACGACGAAGGCGCCAACAGGGAAAAATACGGTCAACGTCGCAACAATAGACAGCAGTAATGCCATGATTAGCAGATTGCTACCAGGTGAGAACCACCGGCGCCCGCTGAACAAGTCGCCACATAGGCTGCACTCAATTCCTTTTAAGGTCGGGTTCGTTATCGTCGGTACGGCGTCGATGTCCGTCCAGTTTTCGGCATTGTCTGCGATGCACCGGCGGCATGCCGTCGCGCCGTCCGGCGTCTTGAAGATTTTAGTTGTCATTTTGAGTTCTCCCGCCGCATACTAGTGCGGCTACAGGCAGTAGCAGGAAAAAAATTGGTGAGAATAGTACAAACAGGGTCGTTATTACGGTGCGCTTCATTCCATTGGGCTCCAAAAAATTATAAAGGAATCAATCCCCTACGCACTACCTGGGCGGCAGTGTGTAGGGGATTGGAGGCGCCTCGCGACGCCTCGCTATTACCTTATTCTGTGCATTCTAACTCGAGGATATAAACCGTTACTGCTTCGTCCTTGTTTTGCGGGTCAATATCCCAGGTGGCTCCGCAATCATACTCACGCACCATGTGATCGGTGTAGTGGTGGTCCTTGCCGTAATCTTGGCCACTACCGCATCCAGGGCATTTGGGCGGCAATTCCGGCTTAATGTTATATGCTGCGTTAATCTTCAGGCTTTCCATTATTTGTTACTCCCTGCAAACATCTTTGGGTAGGCGCTTGCGAATACCCTCTCTATAAGTTCGAGTGGTTTGTCGCCTTCTCTGATAACCACCGGCATGATGCAGGCAATAAAGCGTGCGTCACCGTCGCGCCGGCTGTTTGCATATTCCCACACAAACATAGGTCCCCCTCTATTGGCGCCCGGGCTGTAGTCCGATAAAGGCGCCACACGTAAGTCTAGTACGCTTTCATCAGGCAACCAGTTGACCATATCGCGATTGAATGAGAATATGCCAGGCTTATCGCAATCCTTACCGTCGAATAGGCTCAGCAGCGTATCGGCGCCTTCAGTCAAGACGCCGGTGTTATGGATGTTCAGGTGGTCGGGATGTCCGGCGTCGGCAAGGATGGAAGCGTAGTCGGGTGTGAACATGTCCGGCTTCGCTACACCGTTCTGATACATCATTGTTACGCCGGCGTCTAGCAGCGCCTGGACGTCCACCGGTAGTCGGACGTAATCGGTGTGAATGATTACCTTGCCGTCGGTGAAATATGTACCGGCGTCTATCGTCTCTCCCTTTGTGGGTGTGGCGTCCAGTTTGAACGTACCCCATATTCTACATGGCTTCATACTCGCCTTCTTTGCGCTGTATTTCATCGGATTATCCCCGCTACTGTCAGCATCGCGTAAGCGCACATAACGACGCCGGTTGCGGTTGCAAACAGGAAAAACCCCCAACCATCGTCAATCAGATTCTTTGTCGCGCGGAATAGCTTCATTTTTTTGAACTCCTTAATTGAAAAAAATCGAACCGAGCGCCCATTATACAGGAACCAGGCGACAAATGTACAAACAAATACCGTACAAATTATAAGTATATTCTACGTCCGTCATGACACACGACGCCGGCGCTCGAGATCAGCCCTGCCGCCTGCTTCGTGATATCAAGTTAACCCAGAGGGAGCCGCTCGAGATCAGCCCTGCATTGTACAGTACCGTGCAAGGGGGGCCCTCGCCCCCCGGCGCTTGGCCCCCGCCCCCTAGCCACCGAAGCCGCCGGTGCCGCCCTTGCCCCTCGCGGTACAATCTGTATAATCGGGAATGCCCGAACACAGCCCCGAAGCGATCCGCGACGCGATCTTCCGCCTCTGGCGCGACCCCATCACCCTCGGAATCGCCCTGGGCTACAAGGGAACGCCCGAGGGGCGCAAGCAGTTCGGGCCCCTCCACCGCGCCATGCTCGAGCACACCCACAGCCAGCCCAAAACGAGCACCATTGTCCCTCGCGGCCACGCCAAGAGCACGGTCATCACGATCATCGACACCTGCGCCCACCTCCTCCACTTCCCCGAGAGCCGCAACCTAATCGCCTGCGCGACCCTTGACCTCGCCAAGAAGCTGGTCGGCGAGATCCGCGACCGCCTCAACGGCGAGCTCGAGCTGCTCCCCGGCCTCTTCCTGCCGATCAGCAACGTCTTCCCCTGGCTCTCCCCCCAGGGCGATTCCCGCAAGGCGGGGCCCTGCGAGCAGTTCAACATCGTCGGGCGGAGCGGCAAGGGCCGCGAGCCCAGCGTCTTCGCCGCCTCCGTCGAGTCCAACCTCGCCGGCAACCACCCCACCCGCGCCGTCATCGACGACCCCGCCAACGAACAGAACAGCCGGACCTACAGCCGCCGCCAGAAGGTCATCGACTTCATCGAAACCCTCGAGCCGCTGATGTACGCGCCCGACAGCCCGATCAACCACATCGGGACGCCCTGGGCCTTCGAGGACGTCACCGCCTACCTCAACCGCCGCCGCGACTGGGACCAGTTCCGCTTCGGCGTCTGGGACGGCGAGGGCGAGGGCGGACGCTCCGCGCTCTGCCCCTCCTTCCTGACCGCCGACGAGATCGACGAGAAGGAGGACGCGCTCAGCAAGACCTTCTTCAGCGCCCAGTACCTCTGCGCCCCCGTAGCCTCCGAGGAGGCGATCTTCGACCTCGCCCTCGTCAACGCCGCCACCGACACGGAGCTAACCCTCGACAACCTCCCCGAAGGCCCCGAGGTCCTGCTCTACGACCCGGTCGCCCGACTCACCGGAACTGACGGCGACCTCAACGGCATCGTCGTCGTCAGGGTCCTCCCGGCCTCCGCCCTTGGACTAAAGGGCTTCGCGCCTGACCGCAACGTCTTCATCCCGGTCAAGGCGAAGGAACTCAACGGCGGGGCGGACGCCGCCGCCTGCTGGATCGAGGAGATCGGAGCCCCCGCCCACCCCCTCCTCAAATCCATCTGGATCGAGAAGGTCGCAGCCCAATCGCTCTTCGCCCCCTGGCTGGAGGAGCGCGGGCGCATCAACAAGAATATTCGCATCCGGGGCCAAAATATCGGAACTGGATCGCTCCCCTACCGTTTAATGAGTCTACAGACCGCCATGCGGAAAGGGCTCCTGATCCTCCCCCGAGATTTCCCTGGACGCAAACTCCTCACCCAGCGCCTAACCGAGTTCCCCCTAAGTAACTCAGACGACTTGATTTCTGCGCTGGCTTTGTTAAGCACTATGACGGAGCGCCGTGGAAGCCTCCCAGGGCTCCCCCCGGTAACCTCCGAGACGCCCTACAACGTCGGAATCTGGCAAAGCAACACAACCCAGGGAGGTTACTGGCCCAATGGCTAACTACGGCAAAAAACGCAAGAGCTACATACTGCCCGAGAAGACTGCCGACAAGCTCGCTGATCTGGTAGCCACCGCTCGCGACGCGCTATCCATCCCGCTCGACGGCAACGAGAAGCTCATCGTCGACATCTACACCGGACGCGACCCCCTCGGCGGCCTCAGTGGCCTCATCGGGGATCAGGGCGTCGCAGCGCACCTGATGAACGAGCCCCTGAGCATCGGCTCATGGCGTCCGCCCGAAACAACGGCCAACCTTTTCCTATCACGGCTCCGCCAGATCGTCGCCGGACTGACGCCAGGCATCCCATCCTTCCGCGTCAAGGCGCGGGTCCCCGGCTCCGCCCATCTCGCCGACAAGCAGAACCAGCTCCTCCGCATAATGACCGACCACGGCCACCTCCGCGAGGCTATGCGCCGGGTGGCCTTCATCGGCATGCTCTCCCCATATTTCGGCGTCAAGATTTCTACTAACCCCGACGAAAAGATACCGTACCTTAGGATGAAGTACGAGGCACTCGAGCCCCGCGACTGTGGCTACGAGCCCTTCCACCGCCGCTTCAACTGGCACAGCTACGACCTCCAGTACGCCGACCTCCCCGATAGCTGGCTACCGGAGCTCTCCGGCAACGAGGCCCCCGACCCCTGGTCAATCGTCCGCGTGACCGAGGTCTACCACGAGGGCTTCATGCACGGCTCGCCGAAGGGCACGGCTTGCCCGATGTCAGTCTTCGTCAGTATCCCCGACATAGAAGGGAAGGCGCTCGGCGGCCTGAACCAACCAATCAAACAAAACGCGGATGGGATTTCCCTCGGCGAGTACGTCGTGACCGAGCCGCTCCTGTCTTGCCCCGTCGTGATCGACAGCTTCCTCGATCCCGCTCCAGGCGAGGACGTCCCGGCCAGCGAGGTCCTCTCGTGGATCCCGCTGATGCGGATGATCGTCCAGACCCTCGTCCAGATCGACCGCGAGATCCGAACCCTGAACAAGACCGTCCTCTACGACAAGAACGCCATTAACGAGGACAGCCTCCAGGCGGTCAAGAACGTAGCGCCGGGCGGAACCGTGTTCATCGGCGTAGACGTCGACGACGCTGTCCGTGGCGTCAACGCGACCATGCGACCGGTCGAGCAGAGCTCGGTCCTTAGCGAATACCTCGCAGCGCTCCAGACTTATATGCGTCTCTTCGACGACGTAACAGGCGTCAGCCCCACAGAGCGGGGGATGGCACCCAACCCGCGCAAGAGCGCGACGGAGGCGGCGGCGATTACCGACGCAAGCAGTCGACGGAACGCTGACCGGCTCGAGGTCATGGCGCTCATGTGGACTCGTCTTGGTCAAGCGGCCTTCAAGGTGCAGCGCGAAACATTTGGCCCCACGGTCGATGTCCCTCTCGCCAACGGCGTGATCAGGACTATCCATGTTCCCGACCCGATGACCGCATGCTTCAGCTTCGACATCGACCCGGTTGAGCTGGGTCACCTCTCCAACCAGGGCGACATCCAGGCACTCATGCAGTGGATCACAGTTACTACCAATACCCAGCAGACCTTCGCGCAGGGCATACCCCGCATGACCCGCGAGGCGCTGCGCCGCCTGGGCAACGCGATGGGCATCGAAGACGCCGATCTCTTCCTCGACGCACCCATCATCGAGCTGGGCCCGGAGGAGCGGTACATCCGCCATCTCCAGACCCAGCAGCCCATCCCGGTCTACGAGGATGACCAGCACGACATGTACATCGCCTACTACGCCAAGATGCAGGAGGCAGCTCTCCTGCGCGGCGATAGCGAGTACGCCATCATGGAGCTGCGGCAGGTCGTCGACCTTCACCGCAACTTCGCGGCGCGTAAGCAGGATGTGATCAACCCAGCTCAGATGGGTGATGTCATTCCGGGGATCGGTGCGGGACCAGGCGAAGTAGATAACAACATGCAGGCGGCACTCGCTGCTGGTGGCATCCCTGACGCTGTTCCCCAGCAGCAGATGGGCCTCCCGCCTGAAGCAGCGGGCGGAGGCGGATACTAATGCCTGAATACCCCTACCTATGCGGCGGCTGCGGCGAGCCCTGGACTGTAATCAAGAGCTTCGCCGAGAGCTCTGACCACGAGACTTGCCCGGGGTGCGGCATCGTCGCCACTGAGCAGGACTTCGAGCAGAAGAACATTGGCGGCTACGTCAACTCCGACGAGGACTGGTCCTCCGGTAAGGTAGTCGTCCAATTAGGCCCAAACCACCCCGACAGGATGGTCACATCGAAACATCAAATGGAAAAAGTTTACCAGAAGCACGATATAAGCATGGATACGGGCCACTTCAAGTCGGAGGAGGCCCAGATCAAAGCTACTGTACCGATCAATAAGCGCCGAGGGGGCTCCCCAGGCAGCGTTAGCGGCGTCAAAGAAGAATCTTGACACGCTGTCAACGTATGGTACAATCTCGCTTAATTGGGAACTTTTTCTACGGAACCAATAGGCAAACCATAGGAGAAGCCAATGTCTGAAGAACCTCTCGGAGAAGATACAGCTAACAGTGCTACACCCAGCGAGGAGTCTGCGCCCGTCCCCGAGGCGGCCCCGGAGATAGACCTTGCAGCGGAGGCCAGTCAAGCTGCTGTTACGGAACAGCGCTCGGAGGGATCAAAGATCCGTTCGTTGGATGATCTCGACCTCGAAGGCGCAGTGCGTACTCAGATCGAGTCATATGTTAGCAAGGCTGTTAATGATGCCGTCAGTAAACATGACGAGCGCCACAAGCAGCGGCTTGACGATGAGGGCTTTATGAACAGGTCCCAAATCGAAGAGCTTCTTGTGCAGAAGGATGCCGAGTATTCTCGGCGCGAGGAGGCAAAGGAAGCCTTCCTGCAAGTCCTGGGCACCGAGGGCATTGCCCCCGGCTCCGAGGACTACGGGAAGATCCAGAGCTTCTATCGCACGGCTGTCGAAGACGGTCGCATCACTCCGCACATCTTGCTTTCGGAGGCAGGCATTAAGACACTCGTCGCTATGTCGGGTGTGTCGGGCGCGTCTAATCGGGATGCGGCTGGGCCACGGAGTGGGCTGACTCGATCAGCTCCATCGCCGGATGGCTCGGTCACCTGGGCGGATGGCACGACACAACTGAACGCGAAGGGTGGAGGTGAGGCTGCTGAGACTCTTGAGGAGCGTGTGCGACAAGCGGTTGCGAAGTCCATTGACCCACGCAGCTAACACAAACTCAAGGAGGAAATAGGCAATGGCCATTCCCAGTTATGCTCAATCTCTAGACACGATGGTCACCACGGCCCTCGAGACGATGAGCAAAGATCCCATCAATGCTCTCACCGAATCTGGTGAGAAGTTCCTGAAGGCCGCCGCTACCAACGGTCGCGTCTTCGTTGTCAATGACGCCGAGTCTGTTCGGCACCCGATCCTCTATGGACACGGCGAAGACTCTTCGCTTTATGTGCCTGATACAGTTTCAGGAACCGCAGACGTTAATAACCTCGGTGCAGCGGCATCGGAAATCCTCACGCAGGCTATCTTCTTCATGCAGGCTGGTACGCGGAACATCAACTTCCCGCAGTCCCAACCCGCAGGCAACCTTATCGACTACGTTTCGACTGTCGTCAGGGCCAACATGATGAAGATTTTCAACGAGGAGGAGATTCTCTTCGCTCAAGGTATTGCTGGCGGCTCTTCTGTTCCGGGCTCCCCTGTGGCAAAAGACCCGATGACTACGGACGCAAGCTACTCGGCTGGCTATCCGATGTCGCTTCGGGCGATTTTCCAAAGCAGTTCCGCACCCACCTCGATTGAGACTGACGGCAACACGACGAATGAGTCGTTTGCTAACGTGAAGACGGATGACATCGCTAAATGGCAACCGACGTATCAAGCGACTACGTCGGCTACTCATGCGACGCTGTTTGCCGACCTCCAGTCTGCAATCCTCAGTGCGTCGTTCTCTGAAGTTGAGCGCCCGACCCATGTTTACATGGCTCTTGGCTCGTTCGAGAAGATGCTCAGCTTGCTCCGCGCAAGCGCCGCGCTCCCCGATCCCGTTCAGGTCGACATGGGTAAGGAGGGGACCATCCCCTTCGGCGGTGTCACGCTTGACTGGTCACGTTACATGGATAAGGGATCTGCCTGGGATGTCTTCCCTGACGAGGACACGACCGCGACTTACCCCATTTTGGGTATCAACTGGAACTCACTCCGCTTGAACACCGTTCGTGCGGGTAGTCCGGGTAGCGATAACCTCGGCTTCATCCGCCAGCTTGGTGACATGCAGGCTCATCCGCTGAAGACCAACCTCTTCAAGCGCATTGAGTGGAAGCGTCAGTGGTCGATTGATAACGGTCGCCGCTCGTTCTTTAGCCTTGGTGACGCCACCGCTGCCGGCTACACCAGCATCGCTTAGAAAGGGAGCCTCTACCGATGGCCACGAAGGCAGAACTACGCACTCGGCTCAAGCGTCGTCTTGGCTTCGCTGTGGTTTCATCGGTAGAGGACGAACGTCTGGGAGAGGCCCTGAACTCCGGGATTGCGAGAGCGATCTCCGACAAGGTTCCTGGCCTCTCCCACGACATTTTTCAGGGCTCAGTCAGCGGCGAGCTCGCCCTGACCACGGCGGTGATCTCTGCGGGCGGCACGACTGTAACCCTAGATTCCCAGAACCCGATCACCTACCGCGTCTACCCTCACGACATCATCGTCGTCGATGTCAGCGGAACCGAGACGAAGTTCCTGATTCGCGACACCAAGGATGCCAACGAGGTTGACATAGGCACTCCGTCACCCGCAGCCTACTCGGGCGGCAGCGCCTCCAAGGTTATCCGGCGCAGCATCCCGCTGCCCACTACCGGCCAGATCGTCGAGGTCTTCCGGGTAGGCTCCACTGGCCGGACCAGCAAGTTAGTTTACGAGCCGCTCTACGCTCACAGCGACCCGTTCGAGACGGGGACGCCGAAGTTCTTCGAGCAGCGCTACTCAGAGACGCATGGCAAATCGTTCATCTCGCTCTGGCCCGCGCCAACCAGCTCAACCGATCAATTCACCATCATCCAGACGAGGGCGGTCGAACGCCTCGACAGCGATAGCGACACGCTACTCTTCCCCGAGGAGGCCCTCGACGCCATCCTCGAGAGAGCTCGCCTGGCCTACTTGTCATGGGCGGGGACTTCGCTACCTGTCAAGGCCAGCTTGGCTATGGAAGCTGTCAAGGACTCAAGCGACTCACTCAAGAACACCTCGAACGCCACACAGATATTCACTAAACAGTAGGGGTACATACCGATGTCAGATTGCGGATGTCCAGGCGAGGATTATAGCGGCTCTTGTTGTTGCGCGTCTGTAACGCTTCTGCGTGGAGGTATTCATCCCGACTATATCAAGACCGCCCATGTCGATCTCTATGTCGATACTCCAGGCACTCGGACCTTTCAAGTCGCAGGGCTGACGGGCGATCCTATCCACATAATCTCAGTAACCGCCAGCCTGATGTGTATCAAGCGCAACACAGCTACGTTGCAGGCTAATATGGACAAGCAGGTCGAGGAGTTCACCTCGAACTACTTAACCCCGGTTACCCGACAGATCAATCCGGTAGGTTTCTCGCTCTTCACTACGCCCCAGTGGCTCACGACTAACGAGCTTCGTGGTGGTTGGAACCCTCACGATGATACGGAAGACGGGCGAAGCTACATCGCTACCGGGGCGCTAACTGCACACCTACCCTCATGGCAGAATCCGCCGGATCTCTTCGGCTTCTTCTGCGACGGTGGAGTTTTCGTCGAGATGAATGCGCCCAGCGAGCAATACGGCATCCGCGTCGTACTTAACTACGTCGACCGCCTCGCCTTCTCGCCGGCCTACGCTGACCCAGTCTCTGTCCTCCAACACTACTGGAAGTGTAGCCACTCGACTAATGGCGAGGAGTTCCTCGAGGGCTTCTATAGTGGCGTATCCTTCAATCTCGGCTCCTCGGCTTCTTCGGGCTCCACGACCGTAAGCACCGCGACTTCAGGGGATGAGGTCGAGACTAATCCATTCTCCACAGAGGGGGGTTGATGGGACGCATACGAGTAGACAATCTCCCGATGGATCGCCAGACGGCTGGGACCGCCCGGAAGGATCTAAGTGGTGGGAGCCTCTTCAGTCCCAGTGCGCTCGCCGCCGTATACGAGAAGCGCGATGTCGACCCCGAGGCTCAGATATTCCAGCGCCGCCACGGCTCCACACGCTCATCCACCACCATCCCCAATATCCTGGGCATCGCCGCCGCGATTGACAAGGGCCGCGTTGTTGTTGACAAACCATTCACCGATACTACCTGGACAGTTTTCGCCACGCTAAGGTTACCGCTCACCGGCGAGGATTCCTACGCACCGCTCTTTAACTATGGCGGCGTCCACGCCTACATTTACTACGATTACCCAACTAATGCCGTCCATCTCAGAGCTTACGAAGCCAGCGCCGCGTCAATAGCGTCGTATTCGCTCGGCGATCTCGACAGTGCGACAGACTATCGCATCATGGTCAGGCTTGTGGGAGGGGCTGTCTCAATCGTGGGCTGGCCGGTCCCGGCAGTTGGGGTAACACCATCTATTGACGCAGAGGTATCGGGTGAGCCTGCGGAGAGTCTCTTAAGCCCTCCCGGAAGTATAACTATATTTGGACCGCCACTCGCTGCGTTGATCCCAAGTTATGACGGGGTCGTGATAACCAACCTGATCTTCTACAACAAATCCGACTTCAACAAGTCCTCTGAGTACGAGGTTCTCGCCTCTGACCTGACGCCCGCTAAAAGCGGCACCAACGCGGCGAGTACCGCCTACAAGGTGCTCTGGCATGAGACATTTACAGCGGGGGGTGACTCTTTAACTTTTGAGAACAGTGACGAAGTTACGTTATACGGGTATGTCGTCCCCTCGCTTCCTACAGTCTCTTCATCCGAGATACACTTCGGGGGCCTCGGCGCTATTGAGATCCCCTTCTATCTCGACTTCGACGAATACTACTGGACCCCAACCAATTCGGCAGCTCGACTCGAGTGGATGTTTCAGATTGAGTTGACGCTGCCTAATACGCTCGCGTCTTCCACGATCTTTGAGTTTCAGGACATACTGCGGCTCATACTCCACCCATCGGGAGGTAATTTTGTTCTTCGGGGCAGTTTCGCAGGCACAGGCGTAGTGACCTCGACTCTGAATCTTGTCGCCGGGACGACTTACCAAATCTTCGTTGGCCGTAACCTTACCCAGTCACTGATTACAGTCACGCCTGATGGCGGGTCGGCAACCGCAACTACTGCCACAACGATAGACAATCCGGCCATCTTCAACTACGACCAGATGCTGGGTTTCGTTATTGGTGACACGGTCGACCGCGAGAACACGCAACCATTTGGTGGGCGAATCAAGCGCTTCGCACTGCACAACGAGTCCGGCCTGAAGTGGCATCCGCTGAAGGATGCGGTCCTCTACTATGACAGCGCGTCGCTCATCGGCGACCAGGTCATTGACCGAGGCAACCGCGCCCTGAATAGCTTCGCCACGCTGCGCGTAGACACGGCCCCACCTTACTATAACGAGGGTGGATTTAAGGGTGGGTCTTACGTCGTGGCTACTGGCGGGTACGTTATGACAGGCAGCAAGCCTGATGTCACCTACACTGGTGAGCTCTCCAAGGCGATCACCAAGGATGCGGTTGTCCAGCGGCGCGGCGACAAGGCATTCATGACGACCAACGGCGTGAACTACCTGATCGACGACTACTCGAAATCATTCAGGCCCCTGGGCATTAGTCGACCGACGACCAAGGTGAGCTGCTCTCCGCAGGGGGTAGGCTCCATCGACGGCTTCGTCCGGTACGCCTACCGCTGGGTGACCAAGGACGGCACGGTCGGTCCGGCCTTTGACCTTGACCCGGTCGATGCTCGTGACGGGGTGAACGTCTTCCTCGGCGCTGAGAACTTTGGCCTCCCCGGCGAGACTCCCTTCGGAATCAGCTTCGGTGAGATGGAGGGGATGAATGATCCAGATACCGCTCGCGGCGATGCTAGCGCTGGGACAGTCGAGGCATTCTTTGTCCAAGACAATGACGGCGAAGGCTCACGGCTCCTACGCAAGGAGATCAAAGACCCAGGGCTGACGTTAGAGATCGCAGCCCGCATCCCCGATCTTGACAATGTCAAGGAGAGCATCTTCAGTCAGGGCGCAGCCGCCCCTGCGGGGACACTGCACTGGGGAGCTGACCAGTCCCCATTCCAGTTCAGTTGGGCTCACGATGCGGGCCAAGAGTTCTGTGCTCAGGTTGCCTTCCGCTATGACAGCACTGAGGCGTATCAGACATTGCTCACGCTTGGCCGAACTAATCAGGAGGGAGGGAACGGTAACTGGAGACTACATACATTATGTGTCTCTATCCAACCGCCGCTAGTAGGGGAGAACTTTCATAGCATTGTGGTTACCCGCGACGCTCCGGCTGGCTCGAATCACCATAATAACGACCTTCACCACCACGCATGGGACTACAACTTCGTCAATGGCCGAGACTACAGCGTCTTCGTCCAGCGGGGAAGGAACAACGGCGGCCAAGACCTTCTTGTCAGTATCTATGACCAGACAAGCGACAGATGGGATATGTGGCCAGAGGTCGGCGGCTCGACGTCGTATACCGAGGTAATTAAGGAGGGCTTCTGGCCTACTACCTACGGGGCCAACACGGCAGCGTTAGTCATGTGGGGAATATCGAGGCACGAGGGGAGTTCGCTATCAGGCAAAAGCCGTAAGCGGGCTGCTTCAGGTTCTTCGACCTTTAATCTTGGGCGCATTCCCGCCTTTGATGGTGGCGGACTGCTTTACCACGGCAGGCTATGGCGGAGAGCCTTCCCGCAGCAGGTGCTCAATATTAAAGCACTCGACCGCTACGGCGCAACTAATGGGTCTGTGTTAGACGATCTTATCGAGGTCGACTGCGCCTTCTGCCCGGACTCGAACGAGACGGCTATTACCGGGGGCTGGGATATTGTTCGAGATATGCGGGTCCCGTTCTTCGAGGATGGTGCGGGGGCGGTGAACGCAACGCCGACATTAACAACTAACGTGGATAATACACCTATCCTGACCTACGGCTGGAATATGGCGACGGCGTCGGCCTCGAGTTGGACAGTCACCTCATTGGACAATGTCCCGCTCTGGATCAACTGGTCATCGCGAAATGAGGGCTCGCTCTCGATTGGCGTGGGTAGCAGAACTTCTGTCGAGATAGCTAAGAGGAAGTGGTATCCGGGCGCTAATATCCTGACCTTCGATGCGTTCGCAGGAACGCTTGATCTGAAGCAGTGGACATGGATCACGCTCTATCTTCACCATGCAGCTCGACCGCAATCCTCCGCCACTTACTATGACGTCTGGTTAGAGCGGGTCTTCATTGATGGCAATACAGGCGACTGGGGCCATGTATACGACGCCGATATTGACATCGACGGCATCGCGGCCAACGCCTCGGGGACGTATCAGAACGGACTCTTCATGGTTGGTGGGCTCCCCGGTATGGACCAGGAGTTTCAGGTCGAGGTAACCGAGGTGCGCCTATGGGATGGTGAGCGTTACACCGCGCAGGGCGGCGGTGACGGGCTTTACACCTTCGGAACATATCTGTCCAGTCGCGTTCCCCCGAACCTGTGGGATAAACTATGGCACTACCTACGCTTCAATAAGATTGATACCAACGACCCAGCATCCCAGACCACGATGGATCAGTTTGGCTCGTTCATAGGTCCAGACGGAAGGCAGTTGGGCACCAATGCGGTCAAGATAGTGCACGGCTCAGAGGTCGTGGACTTAACGAGCGCTTCCGCAACCCAGACATACTTTGTCCCCTTCCCGGAGCCCCCGCTCTCGGCGATTAGAGGGATTCAAATCTTCAGGACGCAGGTCGTACCGGTCAGCACCGAGTACCCGAACGGCAACCCGAACCCGAATGCGTTATCGGACGCCTGGAGGGCTACCCGCGATGCGCCGCTCTACTTCTTGAGCGAGATCCCGAGGGGGACGACTCACTACTTGGACACTGCGCCCGATGGTGCGTTGGGCACGGAGCTTGACGCTACCACTGGCCTTATCCCTAGGGACCCGAAGGGTGTCTTCGAGTGGGAGGGCTACCTCGGGGTGTACGTCGGGGACCGGCCCCGGATTCACTTTGCGGAGTCACCCACGAGCTGGGAGAGCTTCCCGACCGAGATGATCTTCGATCTCCCGGTGCGCGAGTACGGCCCGATTGAGGCGGCCATTGAACTGGCCTCACGCGATGCGCGTCAGTCTCGAGTTCTCTGTCTCGGCAAGTCGTGGGGCGTCTTCCTTGACGGCAGCCCGGCGCAGCCCCAGAGCAACTCGCTTGGTGGTGGGGTGGGTGCCTCCAGTTCGCGCTGCCTCGTGGTCGAGAAGGGCATTGCCTACGCCTACAACGGAACGCTCTGGGCGATCTCAGGCGACGGGCAGGTCGAGGACATCGGACTCCCGATCCTTGACCTTCTCCCTGATCCCGATAACGCTCGGCTCTCAATCTCCTCGGCGCTGAGTTCGCTATTCATCATCAACGAGAGCACCGGATTAGTGCTCCGCTTCCACCTCGCCAGGCGGCAGTGGTTCGTGGAGGATCGCTACGCGCTCTCGGTCACCGACATCGACGGGGTAGACAACTGGGTGCATGTCTCAGGCTACCCATCGGCGGGCGATACAGCGGTCTATCAGGATGACGTAGCTGCCGATACGCCCGAGGTCGTCGCAGTTTCGAGCTACTCCAACGGCGCGGACACGATAACTGTGGCGTCGAGCACCGGGCTGACGATTGGGCAGCGCCTGACGGTAGTGGGCGACCGAGGGACAGGGACAGCGTCCGACCCGAGGGAGCGGGCGACGGTCACCATCAAGTCGATAGCAGGCAACGTAATCTCAGTTGAGGAAAACCTTAACCTAAATGCGACCACGACCCTTTTGGATGGCAGTACGCCTACGGTGCTGTACAATGCTTATCCCGGAGTAGGCTATTGGGGCACGATGATAGACACAGGACAGTTCGTTGTGGAGGGCTCGGTAGTGGGGGCTACGCTGGGGATCTCGGCGGGCTCCGGGTGGTGGGCAGCCTACGACGCTGCCGACTTTGCCAAGGATCCCTCCGACCGCACAGGTTTCGCGGCGGCGGAATCGAAGCCAACCTCCGTGACCACGGCGGCGCGGTGGGGCCTGAGCAATCAGCAGCGGCTCGAGCGCCTAATGCTCTGGTCGCCTCGGGGTGAGTTGGCGACGCTGACTGAGATGGTACTTGACGTAATGGAAGATAAGAAAGGGGACTAACTATGGCTTTACCTTGGGCATCTATTCTTGGAGGGGCATCTCTTGCCACCGGATTAGGTTCACTGCTTTTCCCAAGTTCCGCTGGGGCGGATGCTGCGAAGAAGGCAGCCAAAGAAGCGCGTAAGATGCGTGACTGGTACGAGGGCAAAGCTCGCGAGACGAGTCACAAACTCAACGCCGAGCTGGAGTCGATGCGCACGCTTCGCTCCCTGGACATGCCGGCCTATCAGGCGTCGGCCCAGATAGCGCAGCTTCAGCGCCAGAAGGGGTCGGAGCGGGTCGGTCGCCAGCGCATGCTTGGCGGGTTGGACCGGAGTACCCGCGATGCAGTCTTTGGGGGGCAGCTCACGCAGTACCTCGGGAGGGAGAACCAGCGGCTCGGACGCTACGCCGGAATGACCAAGCAGATTTTCGACATGGCTTCTCAGGGGCAGGCGCAGGTCAACCAGATGTTGCAGGCGGGTGGGGCGCAGTACGGCCAGATGATGGGCCAAGCTAACCAGATGGCCTACAACGCCGAGGTAGCCACAGGAAACAAGTGGGGCAAAGCGTTGGGCGCGTTGTCTCAGGGGCTATCGATGGCCAGCCAGGGCTTCGCGCAGAAGGAGGCGTTGGCCGAGCAGCGAAAATACCAAGAGGGCCAGGTGGCGGAGCAGCGAGACTTCCTGCGTGAACTCTATGGCACTTCTCCTGCCGGAGCTGCCGAAGCTGCTGGAGGCGGCGGGGGCGGCTACATGGGACCTGGTTATGTACCTCCCGGAAATCCACAGGCTCCAGGAGGGGGTGGGGGGTACGGATTCGGGATGAGCGGCAGTACGATTTCGCCCAATATGTATGGGCTTGACCCTATGGTTTTCAGTCAGTTTATGATGGGGGGAAGCCCCACAGCTTTTGGACCTCAGCAAGGGTACTAATATGTCAGCTCTATCAACTGCATTAGCAACAATCGGCGGGACCCTCGGAGCTGTCGGCAGCGGCACCCCTGGGGCCATGGGCCAATTCGTCCAGAGCATGGGCCAGCAAGGGGAACGAGCCCTTGATCGGGAGTGGGCCGCCTTCGAGAAGCAGCAGGATAGAATGTTCCAGCTACAGGCTCAGAAGTCGGCTGATGCGCTGACCATGCGCCGCGACAAGATGAAGCACGGCTTCGACATGGAGCGCCTCCAGGAGCAGCACGGGCTCGCAGTCAAGTTTGCCGGGATCGCGCAGGGGCTTAAGGGAGAGGCAGCTACGGTTGCTTACGACCGTAGAGAGGCCTCGCGGAAGGCCTCACAAGAGCACGATTTAAAGCTGGCCAAAGCTAATAATGATGCTAGGTACGCGATAGCGGTTCTCAACGCTTCGGCTACCGCAGGGGGAACTGCGCCAGAGGAAGCTGCCACTACCGTCGCATCAGCCACACGCACGAACCCTGCGCTGATCCAGGTGGCGGGTGGTAAGTTACCTCCTGAGGTAAGGGCCTCATTCTCAGCCGCAATAGCCAAAGGTGACCATCTTGGGGCAGGGGAGATATTCGCGAATCACGTTGGTCCGATAGCCTTCAAACCTATATGGAGTCAGGTAAACTCGGAGTATGGAAAAGCAACAGAGATTGACAGCGCTCTCGTCGGTATGGGCTACCCCATCGGGGATGTGCAAGGTATGGAGCCTGGCGAGAAGCAAAGACTGTATGGGATCAGGAGCAGGGAGCACGCCGCTGCGCAGACATACATAGCAGGTCAGGCCAAGTTAGCGCAGGGGATAATGCAGATGCCTGCCGCAGGTAAGGATATAAGGAAAAGTCGAACAAACTACGAGTCTGCCCTCGGTCAGCTTCAAGCGCTCAAAAACAGTGAGGGACACAGCCAAGTCGCCGGGTTCGATTTTCATGTCTTCGGGAAAGAGGAGCAGTTTAATGTAGCCCAGGAGTTCATCGAGGGGTTTGGGGGGCCACCCCTTAGGTCAGGGGGGGCTCTGGCCCCGCCCTCGAGGTCGGGTGGTTCGCTTGGTGTTGAATGGCAGAATCTCCAGAAGCAAATAGATAACAATATTCAGTCTCTCGAGACCGGGCAAACAACCGTGGAGCGGTCCATCGCAGGGCAGACACTTCAAGAGCATTTGTCCGAGGGCAACTTCGCTGGGTGGAAGGGTGCTCATCTGACTGCCTTCCGCGATGAGGAGGAGTTCACTGACTTCCTGCAAACTAACCCCGATGTCCAAAAACTCGTCGCGAGAGTGAACAGCATCGCGAATCTAATTTCGATGATACCGAAGAACGCGGACGTACTCCCCGGAATGCCTGAGGGGGTTGCCACGCTGGCCTTCCACTTTAACCGTATGGGCGCGGAGCTGCCCCAGGGCGGGGCCAATGAATTGCTCTCGATGCTTTATGACGACAGCGAAGGCGGTATCACTGAGAAGGGGAGGAAGCACATCGGGACCTTCTTGAAGACGCTGGCCAACGTCGACCCGAGAAGAATGACCAGGGCCATGGTTCAGTATGACCAGTTTGTTAAAGACCGCGACATCGCCGAGGATATGTCGAGCGACATGTTCGCTCGGGACCTAGTTAACGCAGGCGTCGGCTCGCAGACGTTTTTGCCTCCTTTGGAGAACGGTACAGCCTTGTGGCAAAGCGCACTAGTGGACGAGGATGTGAACAATAAGTATGCCGCAAATCTGCCGGGGGCGACACAAGAAGACTATATGATGAAGGCAAAGGTCTTCAGTAAGGAACGCTACCTACGTGCTCCTGGAGTACATAAGGCGTTTGCCAAATCCCTGACCCGGCCCCTCTTCAGCTTCGATCCCACTATGGAAGGGGGGTATAGCACCGAAACCATACGAAGTATGGGGCACCAATACCTCACTTGGTTGGAAAATAAGCACAAGATCGTGAACAAGACGCAGACTAAAGAGATAACCGACCCAGTCTGGGCGACCTTTATTAACGGCACTCGGGCGCAGTTCGACAAAGCCCTTGCTGCGGAAGGGTTCGATCCCGCCGGCGCGGAACCCTGGATCAAGGGTACGATGCCCGAAACTTCATTAGTGCCTCCGCTGTCTCAGTTAGAGATCTATCATCACAGCAAGGTTTCGATGGACCCGAAGCGAGGGAGAAACCTCGTGGTCCCGCTCACGGTGGTCGGGAGGGAGTCGACAAAAGGGGCTGGGACAATACTCCGGGGGCTACGCCTTCATGCGAGGGCCGACCTCCAGGCACCTATGGACTTGCCAGCGGTATACGACTTAATTCAGCGCAATAACCAAGGCCCTCAGACGTTGCCGGGCTACGCCGAGTCGCTTGGGGGCACTTCGCTCAGGCAGATACCTCGCACGCAGGCTTTCGGTGAGCCCGATAGTTTAGAGGACTGGCCGGGTACGCAGGACTTGGTGCGAGACTTCCGATACCGCATGGCTAAGCCGACCAGGGAAGCTGGGGTGCTGGAAGAGCGCGACATACCTAAGGCAGCCATCGACCCTATAATTGACGCTGGTCTACCTGAGGGTATGCCGGAAGAAATATCTACTGAGCTCAAGCGGGCAGCTAGATCCTCTGCGCAGAAGTTGTCGGGGAAGGCGTTCTGGGCAGCCCTTGGCGCTGCCGCCGTCGTCGCCCCCATGCCCAAAGAGTTAAAGGGCGGGGTAACCGAGCCATTCGAGTTATACCTTAACCCACCAAAGGGAGTCGAACCTCGCGCTTGGGCTTCCCTGCTTGATCTCTTTGACATGAACAGTGTGGTCGGCTCAATGGATGCGGAGCTCGCTGCACGAATTGATCGGCATGGGTTCGAGGGAGGGGAGTGGTATGGGTTGAGGATGGATGACGGACGCGAAAGGCCATACCCGTATGAACCGGGTGGCTCACTTGACCCGTTCGGGCAGTTCGGGCCAATCACTGGTGATCCCAGATACGATAATCATAATTTTTACGTCCCCCCTCGTGCCTACCCACGCCGGTACTCTGACGAGTGGTTCGAACAAGAAATGTACGGGCGGCCCCTGACAGACGTGGACCCCCACCCCGAGATTCCAAGAATACCCGATGCTCCCCTCTGGCCCGAAAACCCGATGCTCCCCCTCCCGACGAGAGGGCGGTACGCACCTGCGCAGCCGGGGCCAGGCTTTGGTCCGGCATTCGGGGCCGAAGAGATGGGGCCGGTGGATCCGAGTGCCTACGATACCGCGCCGCCCCTCTACCCACCGGGCGGTGGAGGTGTTGGCGACGTAAGAGGGGGTAGAGTTAACCCCAACCAACCCTTAACTGTGTCACCTGGGGCATTTGAGCGCTCGCCGTTCAGCCAATTGCTCCAACCCTCCCAAGCTGGGGAATCTTTCCCACAGCTTGCCAGCGCCCAGTACGAGGAGGTCATAAACCCACGCATCGCCCTGTCCGAAGCGTTTCTTAACACAGGGGGGAGGATCGATACGTCAACGCCGGCGGGGATGGCAGCAAAGACAATCTACACTCACCTCAAGCGCCATCAAACTAATGGCAATGGCGATATACTGCAACGCTTCAACGCTGGTGATCTCTCTATCCAGGAGCTCCTTGACCAAGGGGCGATTCCGCCCAGGTCGGACATACCCTACTCCACAACATTAGAGGAAACGAGGCGGCAGCATACTGAGGTTGTGGCCGCATTAACTCGAATCCAGGGGATGGTGGATAGTGGCGACACAAGCCGCCAAGGTCTCTTTAGGGATAAAGAAATAGGGCCTGGTCGCCAGGTACAAATGGTCACCAGGAAGACTCTCGAGCGTGAAGCCGACATATTGACGTCGCGTGCAGGGAAGCTCCAGTTGCTGATGGATGCTAAGACGAATCCGGTGGTAGAGCGAGCTGGCCGCATACTTGAGGACATCGTACTCGGGGTGGGAGGGAACAAACACTTCAGCAAGGCTGTCGCGGGAGACTCAGAAGCAGAATCAAAAAAAGAAAAAGAGGGGAAACAGGGAGTTGGGGAGCGCTTCCTACAACACATGG